GACTTCCGGTCAAGGTCTTGCTGGAGTGCAAATCTCGTCTGTTCGTCCTTGCAGTTGTCAACCGCCGTTTGCATTCCAAGGTCTTCTCTCTTTGCCTTTCGGATTCTTCGCTCGTAAGTACGTTGCCGCTGTTCTTTTTCGTACTGTTTACCTTTGTCGGCTTTATCCTGTGCTGATAGTTCTGCATAGGGATTAAATTCCCCATCACTTGCCCCAAAGCTATGCCGACAGTTGATTCCTGACAGTCCGCTTGCTGTTCCATATCCAGTCAATGAGAACGGTGGAAATTTCTTGCTCTTGCCAGAACGAGAGTATATCTTTCCTTGCCACCATGCGTGATTTCCCGGATTCTCACCGCCGTCACCTGTTCTGGCTCCCATGTGAGCACTGACCAGAACTAAATCCCAGTCCATTTCTTCCATGCGTTTTAGGGATATATCTCCCGTAGCCTGAGCCACACCAGTTCTAACAGAACGTGCTACTGCTGTTTCAATCGTGTCTTTTCTGCCAGATTGATATGTGACAGTAACACCATCACTCACAACGTTATTAACCGCCTCTTTGATGGCTTGCGTATAGCCAACTGCCCCAGTCATCACATGATTGTATGCAAGGTCACACTGGTTGATATACAACGCCTGAGCAGCACTTGCAGTTGTTCTCGTGAAGTTCTTCCACTCGCCCATGGTTGCAAGCATATTTCGCTCCATGAGTCTTATCATAGCTGGCGACTGTTCGAGCGGTACAGGGCTTAATCCTGCCGCCTTGTATATCTTATCATCATAATCGAGAGCAGTGATTCCGGCATCTTCAAACGCTTCAAGGAGTTCCTGCTGTTCACGTTTGGTGTATTTGGATAATTCTGCCAGAATGTCCTCTAGTAGCTCACCGGATTCCTGTAATGTCCGAATTCTCCAAGCATCGGCATTGGTTAGTATATACTTCTCTCCTCTGCCGATTCTTGCCATTATTCGAGATACAATCTCAGATATAATATACTGGTGTAATTCTTCGGCAATCTGTTCACTGCCTTCTGTTATTCTGCGCAAATACTCTGGACTAAGCATAATTATTCCTCATCACCGAACAAAGTCGGTTCTTTTGGCTGTGCTTCTTCAACCATTGCCTTAGCTTCTTCCTCGGTCATTCCCTCGAATTTCACGAAATACATCCATGCCGGAACTTTATTTGTAGTAACATACTGCCACCATCTTGCACGGTCGTTTTCACGCACATATAGGATATCTCCGAAATCATAATTGACCTCGTATGCTCCGACAGGTGCAAGTCCGTACAGATCAGCGTAGACATTCAATGCGTAAATAACTTCATCCAGACAAGATTCCAACTTATCCCTCACGTCTTTGACGAACTGCACTGTCCTCTGTTGTTCCGCTTCTACTCCCGTGGCTGTCTGTATGCCGCTAGATTCGTTGAAAACAAAGTAGCCATTAGAGAATCCAATCTTGTACCCTAACTGGCTTAAAATGGCGTTTATGCCGCTTATACGGGTATCTGTGTTGAGAATTGGATTGATTTCCTGATAGAACTCTTTTTCATCCTGTCCGAATACATTCTTGACAAAGTGCGGTAAGTTCATCTCATTACGTCTGTTCTCCATGCCCTGTGGCGACATGGCTGCTACAGGTGTACCGCTTGGCATCAGTAGCCTATCATCTGCCAAGACAATCTTCTGCGAATCAAAAATCTCTCCGGCGTTCCTGCTGTATGCAATATCGAGGTCTTTTAACTCTTCGATAGCTTCGGCAAATATTGGCAAACCCAATGGTGCGTTAATATCCACGTTATTCGCCTGTGGTGTCCGTAGAACTCCGTACAGAGGTCCGTCCAACTTCTCCCCGTTCGCCTTAAGAATCGGCGGCGTATCTGCCATTAGGTCAGCCCATTTGGTCTGTTTAAGGTCGATCTTATCTCCGATTGACTGAGGGGATTTCGACACATAAGCCCTGTTGGAAATGTAGTACGGATAAATTGTTACGCCATCTATTGTGGTCTCAACAAACCTGTGATATTCAAGCCGTGTGTAGTATTTCCGTCCAACAGTATAGGAATCTTTAAATATAATCCCTTTAATCTTCTGGTTATCATAATCCACAATTATCACATCTGCCGGAGTAAATACATCAAGGCTCTCCCCGTTTGGTTTAATAAAAACTGTTCCATAAGCGCAGCCATATTCTACCCAGTGACGAATTTGGAAATATACCTTGTCAATCTGCTTCTGTAGCCACGTAGCCCTTGCGGAACCGTCTATCTGAATGCCGATCGCCAATGTTGCGAGCCGAGCTGTCTCTGAGCAGACGGACTTTGCGAAATTAATCGTCTTGATGCCATCCTTATCATCTAACCATTCCGGCGCACCTCTATAGATGTTCGCACACCGGTTAATCAGTGATTCCATCTCCGGGAATTCTGCTGCTTGGATATTAAAATCCTCTTCGGCTTGTTTTTTGAAAATCATGTTAAACCACCTTTTTAGTGTTGTTATAAGTCCCATTTAATCTACCTTTTAAAATCCATCCATCTTACAGAAGTATCTCGCACAATAATGTCTTCATATTCTACAACTTTTAAGATTTCGTTAATGTCAGATGATCCATATATCTTTAAACCGATGCTTAAGAATTTATTTATTTTATCTGAAAAGTACCTATCTAACATTTTATGCACTGTTCCCCCTTCTTCTCCACAATGACTCTGAACCATACCGAACAGAATCTATCAAATGATTATCCTTATCCGGATATCCGCTGCAAATATTTCCGTCTTTGTCGCGTTCGTATTCGTACTTCTTGAACTCCTTGCAAGCATTTGGCGTTCTTTTTGGATCAAACACAAGCTTTCTTCTTTGCAGCCACTTCATAGAATACTCAATGCTTCCCGGCCCTTTAATTGCTCCCCTTGCTGGAAGTCCTAAGTCTCTGTAATCATTGATTGATTTAGGCTCGGCAGAATCGCAAGTAATTTCGTAATCATCGTACTGTCTTCGCTTAATTTCATTCGCAGTCCATTCATTTGATTTTTTGTTTTCGTAAATCTCGTCAATGAAATAGATCGTTTCTCTGGCTGAATCATAATAGATTCTGGAGAACGCATATTTATCCGGATACCAGCCCCAGTCAACTCCCTGATAAATTCTATCAAAATGGCTGATCTCTTCGTCCGTGATAGTTCTTTCTTCGATGTATTCAAAGATATTTCCGCCATTTCCGTTGGCTTTTCCTAGATACTCATTTTCGTAAGCATCCGGGTTTACTTCTTTTAGATGTTCAGCATCTGCAAGAAATACGTCGCCAAGCCACTCTTGTTCAATCCCTAAATTAAGGTATGTGCTATGCACAACCATTACATTTTTATCTTTTTCTTCTGCTTCTGCCGTGTACTCATTTGCCCAGTTGTTTTTACTTCTAGGCGGGTTGAATGACTTGAATTTATATGCTTCATTACCACCACGAATAGCAGACTGTTGAATATTTCGGATTTCTTCTGGATTAGAAAACTGATCTAACTCCTCAAACCAGACAATACCGATATATCCAAACTCCGGCTTAATAGACTTAATCTTTAATGGATCGTCAGCGCCACGAAAGTAAATCTTCTGTCCAGTGGGCTTATATGTGATCTCCATGGGAGATACCTTACACGTAAATTCCTCATTTAGATCTAATTTATCAATAGCCCATTTCATCTGAGCATAAACAGAATCTTTGATAGTGTTTCCAACTTTTCGCAGAATCAGAGCGTGCATGTTCGGATTATTCTTCAGCAGTTCCGGTATAATCAATGATATTGTCGATGACTTCATGGATCCACGCCCGCCAGGGAGAATGTATTCGCTATGTTTCTTTTTCCGGATATCTCTAATCATTTTATGAAATACGTCCGGGACAATATCCAGATCAATATGATATTCATTTTGTAATCTGGCTTTTTCTTCTGCTTTCCGCTGCTCTTCTCTGGCTTCTTTTATAGCAAGCGTTTTTTCCAGATCATTCATAGATTTCAGCTGATCGGAGAAATCCGGAGCAAATCCGAATGAATCAGTCAGCTCGCCTCTTGCAATCATGGAACGGCGTTGCTGGATTTCTGCCAGAGACATGATGTCAGTGCCTTTTTGTTTTTCGATGAGAGACTGTTTTTCGGCTATATAGGAAGAAATGTGGGGTTTTGTCAGGTTCTCATTGCCTATATCTCTTGCACTTCTTTCTGCGTATCCTGCTTTTCTTGCGGCATCAGTGGCATTTCCGCCATTCTTTATGTATTCAAGTGCAAACGCTTCCTGTTTAGGCGTTAAGTTCATCTAATCACCTCTGTCTATCCTCATTTTCTGACCGCCTCCCATATTTCTTTAAGGCACATGACCACATCATACTGGGATGCAGTTCGTAATATTTCATAATCGCAATCTTTCCAGTTTCCATGCTTTGTTGGTCTGAACACTGGTGTTGATACGATTGTTACTGTAATCAATCGTTCTTGCTCATGACTATAGAATTGTGATGTTCCGATTTTTATGATTAATCCGGTGGACAATATAGCTTTTTGGAGTTTTCTTGTAACTGCCTTTAAGTTCGCCATATCATCACCTCCAACTGGCTATAAAATCCCATAATACTACTTCTGAGTATATTCTATCACAGGTCAGTAGAAAAGTTGTGGTACATGTTTGAGGAATTTTGTGCTAAAAAAGAGTCGGTAAATACCGACTCTCTAATTTTTATTCATTGCTTTGTAATTTTCTGATCGTCTCACCCTGATCTCCCGGACACCCCATGAAACACTCCGGGCAATGTTCGTAAAATGTGCATCTGATGCAGTCATGTGGACTGATTGAGCTGCAATATTGATACAGCACTGCGAATGCTGATATGGCGAGTTGCGGGGTTATGTCTGGTGGCTTAAACATCATGTTTTTGCTCGCTCTGGTCACTTCCACGTTTTCATCTTTGAATTTTATAGTATCCCCATTACATTTTATCGTAACTTCGTTCTTTTCTCTGTCAATTTCAAGCGTAGGTTTGTTATCTGTCATCTTCTTCACCCCAATCTAATTTCTGTCCACACCTAGTACAGTATTTACTAGCAATATCTATGTTGTAATTACAATTTGGGCAGTTACCGTAAGCACCAACTTTTATTTTTTTGCCTATCCCGAAGTCCATGTATATTTCGCTCAAGTTGTTCACTTTCCTCGGTATCTGCTTTTTTAATGCCTTAACCGCACGTTCCAATGCTTTTCGATATTGAATATATGATCAGCCCTGATTGATTAAATCAATACGTTCCTGTAAGAATTCAATTGCTTCTTCTGGCTTCATATTAATCCTCCCATTCGTTCTCATCAATATCAACAGTTTCCAGATCTGCGAAATCACAACACATTGCGAATCCGTCAATCATTTTCTTCTTAACTCCAAATACCTCTATCATGTGAGAATTATTTTCCATGATTTTTATTATATCTGACTTTTTAACATATTCAGCCATTCTTCATCTCCTCCAACTGTTTTACTGCTTTTCTATAATCCCTATTCGCAGACCGGAACATCATCAAGAGTATTTCAGATACAGGCCTTGTCCGATTTCTTCGCTTTGCTTTTTTGATGCATGTAAGATCATTTGCTTCTGGTACATATATTCCTACATAATGTGGAATTTCAAGGGATACCGCAGCGCATACATCTGCCGGCATAACTAGATAGTTATAATCGCCAACAAAATTCAGCCCATGACCAGAGCGAAAATCTTCAGCTGATGATTTAACCTCATAACAATAGCAGTCACCTTTTTCTATCCCGGACACGCTATTATTCACCGGCACGAACCGCATATAATCCACCCTTACCGCATGATCTGTCGAATAATCGAATGTCACTTCCTTAGCCCAATAAATACGTGGATCATTGTGAGGATTGATTTTCTTTTCGATCATTGCTGATAGTTTTGCTGTAATCTCAGGTCTTGTCATTTTGAATATCCTCCAACTTCTTCTCAGCTTCTTCGCGAGTTAAAAATAAAAATTTGCCAAGACGATCATAATAATTTACAATCTGAATATATTGCAAACCAACTTCGGCTATATAATATTCTTTCCTGCTATCACATTCACATTTACAATCATAGATTTCGCATTTGTTATTTTCCTCACCGTATTCAGTGCATTCTGTCCACCTATAATTTACTTGATACAACACTTTGTTTAAATCATCTGGCAATCTCACAAGCAAGCCCTGTTCTTCTAAGTCCTCGTAAGATGCCAATCTGTCAACTACAACATATCCATCCTCACCTTCAAAGTATGTCTCTCCACATGCGGTGATTGCTTTTTGCCCGAAATCATCAACATATCGCTTCGTTAATCTCTCCATCTACTTCACCTCTTCCATCTGACTTTCTACAGTATCTGCAAGTAACTTCAAGGACTCAATAAATGAGTCCGTCAATGCTGTTCTGTCTGGGTATTTAGCGAATGCTCTGACAAGATTTACTGCATCCTTGATTTTCTCTTCAGCTTCGACGATTTCAGATGCTTCATACAATGTCTTTTCAACATCTCTGTAAGTAACGTTCTTACCGTTATAAAAATTTAATATGTTTGGAAATGGAATTTCGATAGGATTTAAATGGTTTTCTCTCGCCCATATGAATCCCTGAAACCTTGCTATTTTCAGAACACTCAAATATTCTTCCTGTGTCTTTACAAACACGCTTTTTCCTGTTAAATTAATCATCTACATTTCCTCCTGTAATCTCATCAATACACTGATTCCAGCCCTCCGCAAAGCCAGCATCAGATGTATTGGACGGATAATCTCCATTGTCTTTCTCTGGCAAATCCATAAGTGGACACCATCCGGGGATTGCATCATTGTTTGGAACTCTTCTGCCACCCATCGCTCTGCACCAAAATCCGCTTATAAATTTACATTTTCCGCAATTCTCTGGTGTGTCAATCACTAATACTGACTTACTCATTTTCTCTTACCTCTTTTCTGCAAGAATGCTCCATATTGTGAAGGACTAATGATAGTATTTTTACGATATCCAATCTTTCCATTCTTTTTGTTTTCTTCTCTTGCAAACATAGTCGAAATGTCTTTTCCTTTACTCACCTACTTCACTTCCTCTCAACATCAGGCTCAAAGTGTTATACCCCGGGCAAGTTCTAACTCCGTTTCTGGTATCTCTTAGCAATGCACAATATGGATATAATGCTATGACCTCATAGACGTGTTCCGTGGTATCCTCGCCACACTGGTCGATGTATTTGAAGCACTTTCCCGGTCTAAGAAAGTACCTTGCGCATACATACGCTTTTGTCCCGAATCTTACGCTTGCGCTACTCATTTGTGTTCCTCCTGTAATAATTCTGGATTGTCGAAAATATTGCCAACTACTTCCATTTCGCATCTTTCGATATAATATTCTGTCAATGGCATTGGCCAGCAGAATGGTTCGCATCTGCTGATTGCATCTGTCGAAACAACCTCATAATGCCATCCGACAACTTTGTCTACTATGGAGCCGGTTTCAATATTTCTTACACCAAATTCTCCAAATAGCACTTTTACAAGGTCTTTTGGGTTTCCATGGCACATCAAAATGTCATTTTTCCAAATCTTCTTCCCGTTCTTGTCGCAAAGTCCTGTGAACCGGCAGAGGGTTTCTGAGCTAACTTTAAACCATCTAATTACAGGAGGGCAAAAAATCTCAAATATACTGGATACATCAATGCCGATAAATGTTTCACCCCTGCATTCCGTGTAATATCCTTCTATCCATTCGCCGTTATCTTTCCACTTTGCCTTGAAAAGGTTTTCTCTCATTCAACTCCACCGCCTTTCACAATTTCATCAATTGTTGTATCCCCTTCTATGCAATATTTTTCAAATAAATAATTCTCTAATTGCTCTACAATTTCATTTACGTCAAAAGCCGTTGGCTGTTCGTCAATTTTTTCAAGAATCTCTAAATCGTCAGAATATGCACAATGTATCACATGTTTTAATTTATCTGCATCTATTAATCTGCCCATTTAATTCCTCCACCTTTCACGATTTCAATTGCTTTATCAATTGTATTTGCAATATTTTCGTAAGCACAATCTTTATCTGCATCGCTTGTATTTGCAATTGTTAAGAAGTATCTCATTTTTAATTCTTTTAACTGCTCAATAACCTTGTCCACATCAAAAACTGTCGGCTGTTCGTCAATAACTGCGCCTATTGCAAAATCCATATCCGAATTTCCAAGAGAGTCAATTATTTTGTCTGCATCAATTAACCGCATTTATTCATCCTCCCACACTCCCAACAACCGCATTCTCTCATACAGTACAGCGACGGTCTTGCGCCTGTATCCATAAAAGTCTTTTGGGTTCATCGGGATATATCTTTCTTTGCTGATTTTCCTGTAACTTTTCCGGTGTAGGATATTCTCAATTACCATATCCGC